TAGTTCTTCCCAACTGGTTTCATAATCTGAGTCGCCATCTGCATATCCCATTACACCTAACTTTTCATATTCAGGTATAAGTTTGTCAGTTAGTAGTCCTATTCTTTTAAGGTTGGGCATTATTCTACTGAATAATACATCTTGGAATTGTGTTTGAAACACATTTGATTTATTGTACTCTTCTGTAAACTCTAAGTCCATACCATATTTTTCCCAAACATCATATGCTCTCAATCTGTTTCTGCTAACAGTACAGGCCTCTAAGGCAAATTGTGCTCTGTCGTTACGTTCTTCCTCTGTAAGTGTTTTTACATACTCTTCTAAATAGTTTACACCAAACGTAACGTGCCTTGCTTCGTCTCTGATAATGTATCCTACCATTTCTTTGTATACAGGATCGCTACTGGCATCTTTACTTGCTTGGAAGGCCGCAAGTGCTAATCCTTCTATAACAATTTGCATACCTATAAACTTTAAATCCCAACGTGGATCAGTAAGTATTTTATCTAGCAATCCTTTTAAGGCTCTGCCTATAGGCCAAGTTTTTTGTATTCTAGTTTGTAAATATTTGTTGAATGCTTCTACATGTCTTGCTTCATCAAATGTTTGTGAAGCCGCATACAGTTTAGCATTAAATGTAGGAGCACAACTGGCCAACTGACTTGCTACTAATAATGCACCTTGTTCGCCATGTAAGAATTGACTGATACTCCAAGCATTTAAATCTTTGATAAACTCTTTGCGTTTGTCATTATCCCATTTAGCATACTCAGTATGTTCGCTCCACTGATTATTTTCAAATTCAAATTCTTCGTCTGTTATTTCATTAAACTCAGGCGACCAATCAACATCTACTTCTACATTCCAGTTTAATTGTTTCCCTAATTCGTAAAGTTTCTTAATACGATTGTCCTGAACTGTGTAATCCCAATTATAGGCACCTGTGAGAGGAGTTTGAAATATTTCTACAACGTCTGTAGGATCTAGGTCTGCAAGGTAGTCTCCATCGTGTAATACGATGTCGCGAGGAGTTTGTCCTTTAACTATCTTCATTATTTTATTTATTATTTTTAAACTATGATTTCAACAACACCTGGTGCGGCTGAAGTTTTGTTTTCTAATGCTCTACCAATAATTTGTAGTGGACTTAATGATTTATGATCACCTGCTACCATGGCATGTCCTGGTGTATCACTTGTTATTAACACATCACCTTTTTTACATGTACCTGCAACTTTACATGGTATTCTACCTCTAAGTGCTATTGCTACACCATCTGCCTCTGAATTCATTAAGTATGCTGGATCTGTACTCACAACACCTATAACAGCAAAACTTCCAGGTTCGTCTGTTACAGTAACTTCTTTATCTCCACCAATTACCAAAACAGTTCCTGGTTCATAGTCAGCATCTGCTGAATACTTTTCAGCCAAGTCAGCATATTGAGCCTGTGTTGCAGTACCTACAAAATAATTTGCGGCAACATTACCAGCACCGTCTCTGGCTACAACTTTATTTGCAGTTGCGGCTGTAGTGGCGTCTACGGCAACTGTATCTGCGGCTACAGTAATATAAGAACCTGCACCAACATTTAGTGTAACTGTTCCTGATGTGCCACCATCTGTTAAACCGTTACCAGCAGTAACACCTGTTATGTCACCAACGTTAGTGGTATATCCATAACTTAAAATTTTATCTTGTACAGCCGCGGCTGTCATTAATACAGTATCTGAATCACTAAACGATTCTGAGCCAGTCTGTATAGCCGCTCCGGAAAAATCACTAACTGTTAATGATGGCATAGTGTAACTAAATGCGCCAGTACCTGAATTATAACTTAAATCACCACTAGCACTAAACAATGCTCTGATATCTGCATTACTTACTTCTATATCATCAGCATTTGCTGTGATTCCATATCCGCCTACAACGTTTAATGTAACTGCACCTGAAGTGCCGCCACCTGTAAGACCATTTCCAGCACCAACACTTTCGATATCACCTGCATCATTAGTGAAACTAAATGTACCAGTTGAACTATCGTAACTTAAATCACCACTAGCACTAAATAATCCTCTAATATCACTATTAGCAACTTCTATGTCATTAGCATTAACAGTAACACCATAACCACCAGCAACATTTAGAGTAACTGCTCCACTTACACCACCGCCTGTTAAACCATCTCCGGCTGTAACGGCTGAAATGTCTGCGTCACTGTCTGTTGCAATAGTAATTGTGCTACCACTGTGTGTAATATCTATACCTGAACCTGCTGTGAATGTTAATAAACCACCACTTGTTATAGACTGATTACCAGCACTATCTGTTGTAAACTGCCAGTTAGAATAATTATCTGCTGTTGTACTAATAACACCTGTGCCACTATCATATCCAATCAATCCAGAACCACTTATTGCTGATCTGTAATTTGTATTATTAGGGCCTGTATATGTAAATGTTCCTGCATTATCATATGTTAAAGTACCGTCACCACTCTGATTTGCAACAAATGATGTGTGAATTTCTGGTACGTTGGCATCTATTGTTAATGCTGTTGCACTATCTGTTATTAATACATTGCTACCTGCTTCTAAACCTTTTATAGCATGGAATGTATCTGCTACAACTGTTCTTTGTCCAGCATATAGTTCATATGTGCTGGTTCCAGTTGTTCCTAAATTAGTATATGATAAACTACTGTTGGCCTCTTCTGCAGAACCAATACTGCTGGTTGGTGTGATTTGTTTTTTACTGCCATTTACATATACCCAGGCTTCATTGCTATCTGTAAAGATTGCATTTTCAACTGTAACATCAGTTGTAGGTATTAATAAGTTGCCTGTAAATGTTTTTTCACCTGCTAAACTTTGGTCACCTGTTGTTCTTATAACTGTGCTGTCAACTTGTACATCATTGGTATTAACTGTAATACCGTCACCTGCACCAACTGCCACTGTGTTAGCAGTTAATACAATACCGTCACCTTTTGCTACCGCATAATAGGCTCCTGATGCATTATGTGTATATGTTAATGCACCGTTGGTATTGATATTGAAACTTTCATGTACATCTTCAATGGCATCTGGGCCTACAATTAAACTGCCTTGTACTTCCAAGTTTCCTGCAAAAACAAAATCTTCCGTAATTGGATTGTTTATTGCTATAACACCACTTGAAAATGTAATTGGAGATGTTGCACTAAAATCTGAAAATAATAATATATTTGCATCTGTGCCTGAATTATTAAATTGCCATCTATCTGCTGTATCGTTCCATTTCAAATATCTTGTACCACTTGAACGTACAACGTTGATATGTGCATCACCGTCGCTTACAGCACCTGATCTTAGTGTAATATTAGTGTCTTCAACAAATAAATCTACCTGTGTAGCAGAGTTTATATTTGCTGTTACATTCAAGTTACCTTGAATTTCTACATCACTTGTAAATGTTTTAGAACCACTTATACTCTGAGTATTATCTGTTAATACTATATTTGAGTTATTTCCAATAGCAATATTTGCCTGTGCTTGTACTTCTGAATTTGTTAAGGATATATCTCCACTGCTTAATGTGATACCATAACCACCACTAAAATGTGCTCTTACTTCACTAGCACTTGGACCTGTGTAAGTAAATACACCACTTGAACTATTGTATGCAAAACTTCCGTCGCCACCAGTGTCTGTTGCACTAAATTGATTTCTTATGTAAGCAACATTTACTTGTATATTACTAGAGTTTACAGTAATACCATCTCCCTGGCCTACTGTAATAGTTCTATTTGCTGTAATATCACCATTAGATCCGCTTAATCCTGAACCTTGTAATATACTTACAGCAGTATGATCTATGTGTTCGTTTGCAACAAAATTTTGTAATACATCATGATTTATAGCAACATCACTTGCACTTGTAATTCTACCTTTAGAATCTACTGTAAATTGACCTACTGTATTTGCATTACCATAACTACCTGGAGTAACTGTTGTATTTGCTAAAGTTGTAGCGATTGTTGAATTGTCACCAGCATTTATAAAAGTTGTTGTACCTGTTGCATCACCACTTAAATTTAATGTTATTGCACTTGTTAATGCATTGGCATTACTGGCTGTACCTGTTAGATTTCCTGTAAACCCTGTACCACCTATACTACCGCCACCATCTATAATTATAGATTGGCCGTTTGCTACAAATAAATTACCTTGTAATCCTGGTTCAGCAACAATATTACCACCATCAGTGTAACTTAAATTTGATACATTTGTATTACTGTTTAAAGTTATTTTTGCTGTGGTATTTTCACCATCTGAATTTATTACCAATTCATCTGATTGGACATTGTTTACATTTTGAGTAGTCTCTACTTGGGTAACATTACCTTCAATGGTAAGTCTACCCTGAATGACTAATTCTTCATCTGCATTAATGTATGTCTTTTTTATTGCCATTTAGAAAATCCTATATTATAGAACTATTTATCTGATTTTATAAATTTGAAATTCAAGTCAAAAAAAGAGGCTCCTAAGAGCCTCTTAATTCTTCCTGAAACGTTTCGGTTTACTGGAATGCCACGTTTGCTAAAGTAATAGCATCAACGTAGTCTGCCGCATTACCAAGAGATGAAGCAGTATTTGTAAGTTCTTTATAACCGTATCTGGTCATGAAACTTACTACTGGTTCAAATGTGCTTGGATCCATTACTGGGCCTGTGCTCATTAATGGAATGTAAGGACAGTAGAATGCTGGAGCATCAGTTTCGCTTGATCCTTTGTAACCAACAAGAACTTTAGTTCCGTCAGCCGCATAGTTATCAGCAAATACTCTGATTGTTCCGTTTAAAGTTCCAACAAACTTAGTGTTTACTGGTGCTTCAAAAGAACCTTCAGTTGTTCTAGCGAAAGTAGAAGTTGACGCACTTTGTAGGATTGTCAATGCTTCTGGAGATACAACAATGTAGTTACCAGCACCACGTCTTGTTCTAGCCGCGATTCTGTTAGCACTTCTGTTAATCTCGATTGCCAAAGCCGCATGTCTGTCACCAACGTATACACTTTGTCCACTTAATGAACCAAAGTCTAAAGTTGTTCCAGCACCTGCAAGAGTTCTTAGTGAACCGATAATTTCTTGGTCGATTTCAACTACAATCTCTTGTGCTAAAGCCTGCATAATTTCTGCTTCGACGTCTACGCCGTGCATTGCTTCTGCATCTTGAGCCGCTTCGAATGTCCATCTAGCACTTAAACGTCTTGTCTTTGCTTCGACAGTTTCTTTTAAGATTTGGATTGACATTTTTCTTCCTGCTTGTCCCTCAGCCGCCGCTGTAGCGTCTGGAGAACCAGCATAAGTATTAGCAAGTTTAAAAGGACTTAAAGCCTCGTCACCTGCTGTTGCTCCACCACCAGATTCCGCATAACGTACTCTTAATGTATGGATTTGGCCCACTGGACCACTCATTGGTTGTACACCAACAAGCTCGTTAGCGATAACAGAAGGCATAACCCTTCTAATTAACGGTAACATTACTTTGTTTAAAGTTGCGACTGAACCTGCTCCTGTGGAACCTGCTGTTGCGGCCTCTGACAAATGTCTCTTTGTATTTTCGAGGACCACATCTAATGAGGATTTTCTGTTTCCAGAAAGTCCTTCAAGCAAGGCTTCCTTAGTTGCGGACCAGTTGCTTTCAAATAAATCTGCCATTTCTAACTCCTATTTTATTTTGAAAGTCCGGCTAATTTACGAATCATATCTAATTCTACGATATCATTCGCACTTTTGTCATCGGCTTCTGTTATTACAGTCGCCTTATTACCAGTATGTTCACTAGTAACTGATTCTGACAATGTCTTCTTTGCTCTTGGTGTTTCGCCATCTAAAACTGAAGGCAAGTACTTGTTAAAGGACTCTTCCAGTTTTTCAGTTTTAACACTTTCAAGTAAATCTGACATAATTTCTTTCTTCTCTTTGCCTAGTGGCGCCATTAATTCATTGAGTTTCTCTTTTCTTTCGAATCGATCTTCTGCAACTCTTAACTTAGATTCTACAAGTTTCCCTGCTTCTTCTTTTGAAGCAATAGTTTCCTGTGCTTCGTTAAGTTTGGCTTCCATTTCAGCGATTTGTTTTTGTACTTTCTTGATTTCTTTTGCTTCGTTGAGATAACTTACGCCATACTCATTCGCAAATGCTTCAAAAATTCTACGACCAAAATCGTTCTCACGAGCCCTAGTGATGTCATTACGGAATGATTTAACTTCATTAACCATCGTTTTATTGATGATACTTTCCACTTTATCAGCGGCTTTCTTAATGAAATCTTTTTTCGCTTCAGCAAGTTGTTTTTTGCCTTCACGTACCATTTTGACTTTCTGTTCCACAAGACCTTTTTTGTCTTCGTGAAATTCTGCTAGTTCACCAGCAAGTTGTTCTGCAACAAAATTATCTAATTTAGTTACATGCTCACTAACTCTGGATCTGTCTGCTCTAAGTTCTTTGACTTCATTAGCAACTGCTTGAGTTACAAATTTGTCTAAAACTTTGGCGTGCTCACTAATGGCTTTATGATACTTAACTCGATCGTTTGCAAGAGCTCCTTTCTCAACTGCAATTTCGGCTATTTCTGCTGAAACTTTTTCTGAGATGAATTTGTCCATTGCTTCAACAATTTGACCCTTGTCATGATCGTATCTTTGTGCAAACTCTTCTCTAAGTTCCGCAGTAATTTCCTCTCTTGCTTCTGAGATTCTGGAATCCCATGCTTCTTGAAGAGCTTCCTTAACATCAGATGTTAATTCTGCATTTTCAAGTAGATCTGTAAAATTCACTGCCATCGTAGTCTCCTACTTAATTTTAAGTTCATCGATGAAGCCAGTGATAGCCTTCATCAAGTGTTTTTCTGCTCTTTTATCGTGTGTTACTGCTTTGGCGGTATCAAATAATGATGCTCCGCCTCGCATATTAAATAAACTTTCATAGATTGTTTTAGGGTAGGCATCTGGTGCACTTGGTTGTGCCACAATGTCCACTGTTACTATGTCGAAGTCGGAAACTTTACCACTTTCATTAACGTTTCCTGAACCTCTACTACTAACACCAAGTTGTGCTCCTGCCGTTAATAATGCTCTTGCAATATTCCCCATTGGTGTATCTATGATTTTTAATTTCCCTAAACCGTTTGCTTCTTCACAATACATGTCTGTAATGATATGACTTACGCGGTCTAGATTAATTTGTAGTTCTTCTGGATGGTCTAATTCGCCCATCACAGTTTCACCTTTACCTAATCTTTGTTTTACACTTTCGACTGCTTTTTGTATTTCATCTTTTGGATATACTCTACCATTCTGGTTTTTAACGTCACCCTGAATAAATAAACCTTTCATACATAGGTCTTTTCCGTCGTTAGACTCCACAATCAGACCTGATTGTGCTGGACTCATGTATTCATATAGTTTATTAGCCATCGAAAACTCCTGTAAAACTTACCTGAACCTTATTAAACCTTTTTAGGTTCTACGTTAAGATTTGAACTGCCGCCAGTATCTTTAGGTGAGTTATCACCACTGTTACCGTCGCTACCGTCTTTAGCCTTAACAGGTTCACCCGCACCTTCAACTTTAGTTTTTGCTGGTGCTTTAGTCATTGGTGATTCATTATTATCTGACTCACCACCTTTTGGGTCTGCTACTTTATCTTGTAGTTTTGTTGCTTCTTCAACAACTTCGTCTGACTCTTCAGCAATTTCTTCATCTAGGTCATATTCAACTGACTCAAGATCAAGTTCGTCTGCCATTTCGTCTTCAACTTCTTCAGCATCGTCCATGTCGTCGCCTTCATCGTCGTCTGCTAATAGTTTTTCAAATTCTGCTTTAAGGTCTTCTAACTCATCCTCTAAATGGTCAACTTTATCTTCTAGATCTTCTTCACCTTCTTCGCCTTCCTCGTCACCCATTTCTTCCATTCCGGTTTCATCGGCTTCGATTTCGTCTTCATCTGTTAGGATATCGTCTTCTAGATCGTTGCTTTGGTCAATAACCTCATCAACTTCTGACTCTTCAACAGCCTCTTCTTCAGATTCCTCTGATTCTTCAACTGCTTCTTCTTCTGATTCTTCTGCTTCTTCAATTTCTTCTTCTTCAGAAACGTCTTCGTCTAGAACTTTTTCATATTCTGTTCTTGCTTTAGCAACAACATATTCATGAAGCATTTCTTCCGCTTTTTCGTTTTCTTCAGCAAGGAGAAGTTCAAGAATTTCTTCTAATTTACTTCTTGATTCTGACATTGTGGTCTCCTTAATATTAAATTACCGACTAGAATATTCATACTCGTAGTACGGCTTGTTATTTACTTATAAAAACAAGTGTTTTTCTGTGCGAAAAGGTGTGATTCTGAGTGATTTGACTTATTTTCTGTGACTAATATGTATTTATACTGTTTTTTTATAGTGTAATAAACAGTTATTACATCATACCGCCAGTGTCCTGTGTTGGTGCGGCATACATAACTTTCTGAAATTTTGCGTGTTCTAATTCTTCTGCTTTCTTTATTTCCCTAGCCTTTCTAAGTTTGCTAAGAGTTTCCAATGTCATTTTAGGAGTTCTATTATCAGAGGCATTTCGCTTCTGAAACTCATCAAACTCAGGATTGTAAAACTCTACTAATTTCATTATAGTGGCTCTCCAGCATCTAAATTAGTACCACCCTCAGGTGCTACATCGGTATTTATCTCCGGTGTATCTTCTGGTGCTATATCCATATCTAAAGGAGCATTAGGATCTACATTCATGTCAGGCTCTGCTCTGACACCCACATTTTTAAGATCCAGTGATTTGCTGTCATCAACAAATTTCTCATAACCATTTTCTTTACGCCATAAGGATTCGTTGTCTTTGATTTCGTCTTCTGTAAGACCTAAGTATTTTCTAAGTTTAAACTGATTACTTAGATATGGTGTAGCCGCCAATGTATTAAACAGGTTAGCTCTTTCTGAATCTAATTGTAAATCTCTGTAACTACTGAAGTTCATTGGTTTGTTTAGTGTAACGTAAAAATCACCGTTATCCATTTCAATACCACGGTGTTTGAGGAACATTTTAAACTCGTTATCTATATCTTCCTGTATTTGCTTTTGCAGTCTTTCCACATATCTAGCAAATCTGTATTCCTGAATATATGCAATACCCACTTTACCGTCGTTATAAACACTACTTCCATCTTCTGGTCCAGTAGGCAAGTAACTACTTGGTACTCTTAAACCTCTTAACAGTTTATTATTAAAGTACCTTAAATCGTCTATTTGTCCTAAGTTTTCACCACCTGGTAATGTATCAACTTTACTGCCTCTGCCTTCTGCTGTTGTGGCAAAGAAGTAATCTTCCAACATACTCATTGGGTTATATGCACTATCGGCAACACTAGAACCGTCGCCTTTTTTGTTTGGTACACGTTTTTGCTGTACTTCGTATTTTACTTGCTCTAAATACTGTCTTGCTTTGTGAGGAGGCATGTTACCTACATCAATAAAGAACACACGTCTTTCAGGTGCTCTGTGTACCCTGTATATAATAATTGAATCTTCTAATAATTCTTTTTGTTTGAATACTTTAAATACTGGTTCTAAAACACTAACACCAAAAGGCCAACTATGATCCATGCCTTCTGTTAAACTGATGTGTACAATATGTTTTGCATCTACAGGTGTTCCCTGATCCACACCGTCCATGGCTCCTGTCATGTAATTGTTTGATTTACTATTAACAGTACTAAAGCCACTTGTCAATCCACCACCTGATCCATAAGGTCTGCTGTGTAATGGTGCAACGTCTGTTGCTGTTAGTTCTTCAAAATTAGGCTGTAAGTTTTTAATAAAGTATGTTGTAATTTTCTTACCATCACTTTCATTTACAATAACTTTTTCAATGTTTGCAGGATCTATCCAAAACAACTTAAATGTTTCTGGATCTCTGATAAAAAATTGATCTCCGTATTTTAGTGTACTACGGAAAAGTCTGAATGCTCTTTTGTGCATTTCATTAAGTCTGCACCACTGAGTGAGCGTTTTGGTAATAATTTTGTTTTCAGTATCTGAAGGATCTGTATTCCAGTTTACCTCTAATGGTAATCCTGTATATTCATCTTCCTGTGTACCAAATTCGGCAATAGTATCTAATGCACTATTAATTTCCAGGTCAGTATCCATTTGATCATACTGAATATATCGCATTAGTCTGTTGGGAGAACCAGCATAAACTTCTGGTAGCCAACTGGCATATCTACTAGTAGCCGCACCAGGGCCGCCTTCGTTATTGCGATTGCCTGTTACGTTTAATGGTAGACCGCTATTGTCTACTGATGTAAAATACTTTCTCCAACTCATATATAGTCCTAATGTTGTATTATATTACACTATTTATCCCAAAATGTCAAGTTGTAAAAATATTATGATGAAAAATAATATGAATACTAATTAATGATTTTACCTTTCATTTCATTTAGTATAGTTCTGTGATGTTTTAGTTCGCCTAAAACACCTGTGAGGATTTTTGATTCGTCTGACATTCTGTTAATTAAAGGTTGGTCACCAACAATAAAGTCACCATTTTCATTTCTACCAGCTCTGTCAGTTATGGCATCTAATGCCTTGTAAGTTATTCTGTTTGAGGAATTGTTTATGGTTCCACCACTAACGTAAGATATACTGCCATCTTCATTCTCCATTGCAGTTACATCTGCTGAAGGAGTGTCAACTTTGGATTTATTAGGTTTATCAAACATGCCACCTATTGCACTACCAATCACATTACCTGCGGCCATACCTATAGCACCACCTAATGGTCCTAAGAAAAATCCTAATGCTCCGAGGCCTCCACCAACTAGTCCGCCAATGTTACTGCCTGTTGCTCCACCGTCTGTACCAGCAACTACATCATAACCATCTTTGGCAACCATAACACCTGACAATACTGCACCGCCTCTAACTAAATTTGTAGGATTAAGAAATTTACTGGCACCTTTTGGTGCTCCAGGACTTGGAGGACCCACAAATGGTACTCCTCCTGCACCAGTAGTCATCATGCCCAGCCTTGCCATAAGGCCGGCCCATGACGTAGTCATCCAGGTTGAAAACCCTGTCCACCAGGTGGTCATTCCAGCACTTAAGGCCATAGACGCTGTAGGGATCATTCGGCCAAAGAAAGACAGTATCATTCCTGACGCACTGGTTATTAATGCACTTACTACTGCCTTAGCGGCAAATAATCCTATTATGGAAATGGCCAAAACACCAGTAGATTCCGAAAACAACATACCTAAACCTTTTGCCAGTGCTATCCCTATAATTTTTAGAGCTTGGACTCCCACAAAGGCAATAGTATCGGCCGCATAATTTATAATGCCCTTTCCAATTTGTAATTGATTATCTTTGTCTAAAAATCCGTTTAGTATATTTTCTAAATATGTGTTAAAGTTTTTTCCAAACGTAGCAATGCTGTCAATAACTTTAGTCAGTCCTTCTTCAAAATTGCCGCCACCGAGTTTTTCTAGAAATTCACCTAATGTATTACCAATATCCATTCCTATTTTTTGTATAACTCCACCAAATCTTTTAAGAAGGTCGTTTACTTGACCCTGATTCTTAAAAAAGTCAGTAAATGATTTAGAAAGTCCTGTTACGATACCTAACTGAAGTGTTCCTGCTGTTGCTGACAATTTTTTAATTATATTTTGAACACCAGTTAATGCCTTTTGAACATCATCATATCTGTCCTTGGTATCTAATCCCAAAGTTTGCATTTGTTGTTGTATGTTTTGCTGAGCATTAATGGCACTTTGTGATGAATTAATATAAGCCTGTGCCATGTTTTGTAAATCTCCACCTACATCACTGGCTAATAAACTTAAAAATTTGGCTGGATCAGATGTACTGAACTCGCTTAATATATCGTTTAATATAGACGGAACCTCATCTAGAGAAAATGCCCCGTCTCTTAACCTCATAGCAATATTAACAAATTCTTCTCTTAATCCACTGTCTATGGTGCCTAGTTGATTTAAGAAATTACTAGCACCAGAGGCGCCTACAGTTGCTACTTCTAAAATTCCCTGTATAAAATTATCATCTACTTCTGCCGCTTGTAGGCCGCCAACTAAATTTTCAATTGCCGCTTGAACTTCTGATCCTCTGGCGCCAAAATTTCTGATCAAACTAGTAACACCTGCATTGCCTTCAAGCAGATTTCTTGAACTCTGTCTTAGTTCATCCGTACTAATACCCAATGCTGTAGAGAATAACCTTAAATTTTGAATAGATCTAAAAGACAGGTCTGCATTTCTGGCTTCATTAAATTGGTTACGAGTTAATGTCCTGGCTCTAAAATCCAGATCTTCCTGGAACAATTGAGTAGCATCATCCAATGTTACACCAAGATCTTGCCCGTAATTTGTTAATTCTAAAAACTGTTTGTTTAAATCAGTAAGACCTTTTTGTCCTAATACTGATGCTGTTCTACTAAAAGTTGACAATGTAGTTGTAGCCTGATCAACTGTTATACCCATTCTGGTAAATGCCTGAATAGTTTGCAGAGTTGTTTGATTACTTTTTCCAGTTGTATCACCAAATGCCTGACCTACGTCTGTTAAACTTTTTAGAGCCTCTCCTGTGTTACCAACACTGGCTACAAGATAGCCACCAGTAATAGTACCAAATGACACTAACGATTTAAACACAAAGTCAAATGCATTTAGTGTAAAGATCATGTCTTTACTAAACTGAGCTGTCATTCTGCCTAATGCATTTTTTTCTTGTGCTATACGTTTGTTTAAATCATCTAGGTTTTCTTGGGATTGGCCCAGTTTTTCTGTTGCACCTTTTGTTGCCTCTCCAAAAGTTTCTAATTCTTCATTTACCTCTTTGGTTTTGGTCTCAGTTGTATCCTTGCTGTCTTCAATAGTTTCTATTAAGTCTTTAACTGCATCAGATAATTCACCATTATCCATTTTTTTAGCAACTGCTACAAGATATTTGTCTAGGTTTGTTTTTAATGCCTGATTGTTTTTTAATAGATCCTGCAGAGTGCTATCCATTGCCAGAGGTGGTATAAAAACTGAACCTCTTCCACTACCGTCCTCAGGAAGTTCAAATTCTATTCTTTTATCTTTGTCAGCCAACCGGTTTCTCCATTAAGTGCGTATTTTATGGTGATAAATATTATCTGATAAATCACTTATAACATATTTATCATTTTAATTAACAGGAGTTTTAATATGTCCAATACAAATAACCCTCTAGTAGGTCACTTTAGGACACCAAAAATATATTCTAGTTTACCTTCAAACGGAGTATTTTATGACGAAAGCATTATAGATATGCCTTCAACCAATGAACTACCTATATATCCAATGACTGCAAAAGATGAAATCATGATGAAAAATCCTGATGCATTGTTAAATGGAGAAGCAGTTGCACAAGTTATTCAAAGTTGTGTACCCAATGTCAAGCAACCCAGAAAATTAATTGCTAATGATGTAGATGCACTTTTAGTTGCTATCCAAGGTGCAACTTTTGGAGACGAGTTAGATGTTAATGCATCATGTACTCAGTGTGGAGAACAAGCAAGTGCTATTATCAGTGTTGAAGTTGTTCTTTCAAATATGGAACCTATAGACAGTAAATATGAATTCAGCACAGAAAATGGTCTTTTAATTACTATGAGACCTTTTAGTTATGAAACTTCTGTAAAAGCCGGTGTGGCAAATTTTAGAAGTGAAAGAAGTTTGCAGAGCATTGCAGAAATCTCAGATGAGGTAGAAAAGTTAAGAGCTTTTAATAGTAATTTTATAGAACTTGCAAATCTTAATTTTGATATACTTGTTGATTCCATAAGTTCTATTATTATACCAGCAACCAAAGAAAGCGAGGCTATTGTTGTTACTGAATATGCACACATAAAAGAATTTTTAGAAAACTGTGATGCAAGTATTGGAAAAGAGTTGGAAAAATTTATTACAGAAATGGGTAATAAAGGTGTGCAAAAAACAATGCAAATGACATGTGAGCCCTGTAGTGAAAAATTACCAGAAGGAGAAGAGTTTACATTTGAAAGTATTGTAAACTTTAATACAGTAAATTTTTTCACGGCTTCCTAGCTCGTGCAGAGCCTGAGGAGGTAGTGGCATACCTTAGGAAGCTCAATGAAGATTCAGATGCCATTAACAAAGAAGTAACCGAAATGGTTATCTATGCACAAGGTAGTCTGAGTTTTGCAGACGTTTGGACTATGAGTTTACCTCAAAGGCAATTAGTAGCAAAAACTATCAATAATTATTTTAAAGCAAAAGCAGGTAAACCAGTATCAGAAGATATGTAATGAGTTGGTATTATAAAGACAAAGAAATATCAGAACTTCCAGATGATTGCGAGGCGTTTGTATATTTAATTACAAACCTTACAAACGACATGAAATATGTTGGAAAAAAATTAGCAAAATTCAAAACAACCAAACCTCCATTAAAAGGCAGAAAAAATAAAAGACGTGGCACAAAAGAAAGCGACTGGCGTACTTATTGGGGGAGTAGCGATCATTTAAACAACGATGTAATAGAATTAGGAGAAGAAAATTTCCGTAGAGAAATATTATATTTTTGTCCTACAAGAGGAGTTGCAAGTTACTTGGAAGCCAGAGAGCAATTCGAAAGGCGAGTACTTGAAACAGATGATTATTATAATGGAATTATCAACGTAAGGGTTGGTGGTTCTAAAATCCTTAAAGAGACCTTAAAAGACTACTAAGTAGGTGTGTTAAGACGAAAGTTAGAACACAATTCACATCAAGGCACAAACACAGGCATTACATAGGACTATACACCGGCCCCAACAGAGGCAAATTAAATCTGGCTCCTTGACAATCCGGCAATGGCAACACCCGGTGCGAGATACTGGAGATGTATAGCGGCAAATGAGATACAAACACGACAAACAGTATTAAACGATTCAGGCTCTGAGAACAAGCAACCTGAGAATCAGTATAACTAAACTCATCTAGGTTATACAGGTTTCCGTGGGACACCAGTGACGGTAGTGTATGAGGAGTAAAGGCCCACCGCTTCTTAACAGCACCCGAGATTGAGATGATGAAGACTTCACATGATGACATCATTGTTCACCTGTAACAGGTGAATTATGACTCCAACTTACATGATAACGGCTTTTAAAAAAATTACAAACAAATGAAAGAGTTGAGTGAAACGAAACGATTGAATGTAGTTTGTAAAGACACGAAGTGTCTGTTAAGTTTTAAACAATTCAGTAATATTAAAATCTTGAATAATTGGTTCGCTAGACCATTTAATAGGTCTTATATACTTTTCGTTAGTATCGGTATGAAAAGGTAATTCAGAAAAATCTATTAATTTACACTCAAACTTTTTAAAGTATTCTGACAAATGCATATAACCATCTTTCAGATGCCATGTCCAATAGTCAAATTTATTCTGGTCAAGTGTTAGTGTTTCCGGCTTTTGTGGTGAACCATCCCAGACACCAGTTTCCTGTGCTATATAAAAACTTTTAATTTGACTGTGAAAATCGTTGCGGGTCAAAATATGGATTTCATCAGCCAGTTTAAATAAATTGTGTTCTAAAAATCCTGCTCTGATAAAATTATTACGGATATTTTTAATGTGCCAGGGAAAACATTTAAACACTACATCCGGATTGTCTGTCAGATATTCTAACTTTTGATTTTGATCTAATAAATTATATTCATATTTGCCAAAATACTCATCCAGATTTTCCAGCGAATGCTGTTTTGCTAGATATTCACAGTACCAGGTACTACCTGTTCTGGGAGTGGTAAGAATTAAAATCATCAGTTGACATAGTCTGTGTCTGTGTTATAAGCCGTAAAGCCTCCTTCTTTAACAACTGTTAATACGTTGTTTACACGACCAACTAATTCCTCTTTGTGTGATATCAGCATGATGTTTTTACCTTGTTCACGATGCATTTTTTTCAGTATCGCCAAAGCATTTTCCACACCCATGGTATCCATTCCGGAATCCACAAGTTCATCAATGCAGAGCAAGTTCATGGGCCTGTTTAAACTTTCATACATGTCTCTGAATGCCCAACTTAAACCAAGTATAAGTCTGTTACGTTCACCTCTACTCAAATTATCAAAGTCTAAATCTCTGCCATACTCTGTAATCTCTACACTTAGATCACTGCTAAATTTAACATCATGTGGTAAGCCTAATTTTTCCAGATAATATGCTAGTCTGTGATTTAAATAGGCTATGTTTTGATCAATAATTTTCTTTCTGATAAAACTGTCTTTGCTTGTGAGCAATTTGTATAAAAAGTCCTGATGCTCTTGCAGATATGTGAGCTCATTCATGGTCTCAAAACTGATTTCCTGAATACCTGTAGTTTGTAAACCTTCAATTTGTTCAATATAAGGATTATCTTCCTGAGCCTTTTCTTCCAGTTGGGACATCATGGATTCCAGATTGTGTTTGTGTTGTAAAGCATCTGCCAGATTGCTATAAGCAGTATCTGGTTCTTGCGGTAATTCACCAAACTCAGATAATTTACCTTCCAGTTCTTGCACTCTGGTATACAGTTCATCATAGTATGTTTGCTCAGTGTCTATTTTGTCTTTTAATTCTTCTGTATAATCTTCGTGTGTTTCCAGATGTGCTGTATCTTGCCCACAAGCAGGACAAACACCCTCTTTGGCACTTTCTAAATTGCTTTTAAGTTCATCAATTTTTTCCATACTTCTCTTTAGTGAAACCGATGTTCTGCTTAATTCAGATTCTGTGGTGGATTTCAGTTGAAGTTGATCTTTGAGGGTAGATTTTATTTTGTGATTGTCTAATTCATCATCAATATTAATAGTTTCTAGTTTTACAATAGCATTGCCAAGTTCTTGTATTTTGGTATTTTTATTGGCTTCCCAAGCCTTACTGCGACTTTCTATCTCTTTGATATTTTTTTCTATACGTTTATTGCTTTCTTCCACAGCATTTATGCGTATTTCTTCCTCTTTAATTGATTCTTTAGTGTTTTTTTGTCTTTCTTTTAACACTTCTGCTTTACGTGATAACTCAGTTATACCCAGTAATTGCTCTATCATGTCCCTTTGATCATTGTTTTTCATGCTCAGGAAAGGCTCGGTATAAGTGTTTAGTGCAATCAAATGCTTAAACATATTATGAGGAAAACCAATAATTTTTTCTATTTCTTTCTGTGTTTCTCTGCTGTCGCCTTGTTGTTCATTATCTAATGCATCTTGGCCATCTATAGAAAATTTAAGTATATTAGGACGTCTGCCACGTTCTATTCTGTATTGTTTTCCTTTAATTTCAAACTCCACAGTAACAATCATGCCTTTACCGTTTGTTTTGTTTATTAGGTTGTCTTTGCGAATATTTGTTAAGGCATCTCCATAAAGAGCATAACTGAGAGCATTTATTATAGTAGTTTTACCTGTACCATTCCTGCTACCATCTCCTCCCATATCCAGGTTATGTCCTAGCACAAGAGTAAGTTGACAGTTGTCAAAATTGACTGCCTGTGTGTTGTTGCCAACACTCATAAAATTCTTTGCTGATACGTTTTTAATTTTTAACACTATTCGATCTCTATGCTATTGTAAATGTTTATTAATTTTTCTTTTTCAACTGTTTTACTTTCTATAGTTTCTAATTGCTGTATAACTATTTGATCAACACTTTCAAAACTTATTTCTCCGCCTTCAAATTCTTCTTCTTCCTTTACAGGTAATAATTGAAGTTCACGGACTTTATATTGTTCTGCAAACTTTTCTCTAATAAAATTTGCTTCTTCATAACTAATGCTGATGTCCAATTTAACTCTAGCATAAGTATATTCGTCTAATAAATTTTGGTGATCGTCCAATAACTGTTTTAGTGTAAAAACTCTGTACTTAGGGCACTCAGTCCAGTTTACATATTGAGGTTCTTCTCCCCATGTTAGGAACATTGCACCACGTTGGTCATCGTCCACATCTGCGTAATTATGTGGGAAAGCATTTCCTATATAATGTATATTATTTTTATATTGACGTTTATGGAAATGACCACTAAACACATATTCAGGACCACTCAACATTTTGTCGTTTATACCGCCGTGGTCTGGCATCTCTACCATTGCATTCATTTTAAAATAAGGTAATTCAAAATGCCCAAACATATATTTGACATCCATCTTTGCTACTTGTTTGTGTTCATCTCCCACTAGCCAAGGTATAATAGCAACATCATCTTGTACAAAATGTTCATCTACCATAACAAAGTTAGATAGGTCTCTTGCATATTCAATACTGTTTAAATCACGTTTTTCTCTGTAATATAAATCGTGATTGCCTGTTATAA